ATTATGCCATTAGTAAAAGTACCATTTAAACCAGGTTTCAATAAACAGATGACACAATCATCTGCTGAGTATACATGGACAGATGGTGATTTTGTACGTTTTCGTTATGGCGAACCTGAAAAAATAGGCGGTTGGGAACAGCTTACATCAAATTCTTTAGCTGGAGCTACTAGAGATCTGCACAATTGGTCAGATTTAGACGGTAACAAATATCTAGCCGTGGCTACTAACAAGATACTTGCTTTATATTATGGTGATGCTTTTTATGACATCACACCTCTTGATACAGCTATAACATCTTGCACTTACACAACCACTAATAATTCAGCTACTTTAACAGTTAACAAAGCATCACATGGATTAGTAATAGGTGATCTATTTACATTTAGTAATATGACTATCCCAGGTAGTGGCACAGGGTTTGTTGCTGCTGACTTCACAACAAATACCTTTGAAGTTGTCACTAGAACATCTGATACCTTTACTGTAACAATGGGTAAAGTTGAATCGGGTGCTGGTGTAACTGGTGCGACAGGTTGTAATGTAAATCCATATGTTAAATTTGGACCCGCACAAGCAACAGCTGGTTATGGTTGGGGTGTTGCTCAATGGGGTGGTGAGTCAGCTTCACTTACAAAAAACGATCTCAATGGTGCATTAGGTGATAATACCGCAGGTACAGGTGGTTCGGGTACAGCAGTAACATTAACATCTACTTCTGGTTTTAGTTCTTCTGGACACATATTGGTAGGTTCAGAATTAATTACTTACACAGGCATTTCCAGTAATGATTTAACAGGCATTACTAGAGCGGCTTTAGGTTCTACCAGAGCAGCACATGATGACGAGGCAGTGGTAACTGATGCCACTAATTTCGTTGCATGGGGTAATGCTGCACCGACTTCTGATGTAACAATAGAACCAGCAAATTGGGCTTTAGATAATTTTGGTTCAATTTTAATTGCTACTGTACATGACGGTAAAACATTTGAATGGAATCCTACTAGTGGCGTAGAAACACGAGCTACTGCATCTACCACAAATCCTACAGCAAGTGTCATGACTTTAGTGTCAGGTAGAGATAGGCACCTTATTCATTTAGGCACAGAAACAACAGTAGGTAGCTCAGACACTCAAGACAAAATGTTTATAAGATTTAGTGATCAAGAAGATAGAACTGATTATACGCCTGTATCTACCAATACTGCGGGTACTTTTAGACTAGACTCTGGCAGTAAAATAGTAGGAGCCTTACGAGCAAAAGATTATATTTTTATATTAACCGATACTTCTGCTTACACAATGCAGTTTGTAGGACCACCTTTTACTTTTAATATTCAACAAGTGGGTTCTAACTGTGGTTTGATTGGTCAACACGCACTTGTCTATGTAGACGGTGCTGTATATTGGATGGGTGAGTCAGGTGGATTCTTTGTGTTTGACGGTACTGTTAAACGACTACCTTGTACAGTAGAAGACTTTGTATTTACCAATGTTGATAGTGATGATTTAGGTATCAACTATGATTCTGGTGAAGTGGTTTATTGTAATTACAATTCATTATTTACAGAAATCAATTGGTTTTATCCTAAAGCAAGTTCTACAGCGATTGATAGATGTGTAACTTTAAACTATCGTGAAGGAGCTTGGACAACAAGTTCATTATCAAGAACTGCTTATGTAGATAAATATTTATTTGATAACCCTATTGCAACAGAATTTACCAGTTCAAGCGCTCCAACATTTCCTACTATACAAGGGGCTAGTACAAATTTAGGTAAGACAACTGTTTACCAACACGAAAAAGGTGTAAACGAATCTGATCATAACGGAAATTTTGTGCAGAGCATTGATGCTTTTATTGAATCAGGTGATTTTACTTTAGATGATCAAGGTGGGCAAGGTGAGAACTTTATTAAGATAAGACGTTTTTTACCAGACTTTAAAGTATTAAGTGGTAATGCGACAGTCACTATACAGCTTAAAGACTTTCCATCTGAAACCGAATCAAGTTCTTCATTAGGACCATTTACTATAACCGCATCAACTAAAAAAATAGACACTAGAGCAAGAGGTAGATTTGCTTCACTTAAAATACAAAACAGTGCTCAAGATGAAAACTGGCGATTTGGTTCTTTTAGAGCAGATGTGCAACCAGACGGGAGAAGATAATGGCTAAAATAATTGTAAACATACCAGAACCTAAACCTGAATACGATGCGTCTAACCAAAGACAAATTATGGATGCTTTGACCACACTTAAAAATCAACTTAATTTTTCTTTTCAGACAGATTTTAAAAACGAACAAGATACTTTTAACTGGTTTATTTCATGACAATACAATACAAAAATCAAGGTTTTACTTTAGCCAATACTGATGAAACCTCAGTGTTAACTGCACCTAGTGATGCAAGATTATTAATTAAGCAAATACAAGCAGTCAACATACATAGTAGTGCTGTTACATTAACAACTAAATTAACAGACACTTCAGCATCTGCTACACACACGATTGGTAACCAAGATATAGCTACGGTGAGCACGACAGACATTATTACGAATACGCTTGTATTAGAAGAGGGTGATATACTTAAAATGACCGCAGAGACAGCAGCAAAAATATCAGGTGTCATTTCATACGCTCAAATTGACCGATCCCAAGAAAATGGTTAAAATGTCGCCATGACTATTACTATTGATTGCGAAGCAAAGACAAAAATCACTAATAAAAAATCAGGCTTAGAATATGCTTCTGAAGAAGAGGCTCAAGCAGATGTAGCAGATGCTGGTACTTCTACCAAAGAAGAAGACATTAGACGTGATGTAACTATCATTGTTCCTAAACTTGATCTCTTTGGGGAGACGAATGAGTGAGCCAAAAGGTGGCACAGAGTTACAATATGATATTTTAAATGCACGAGTAGATCAGTATTTGCTGAGTCATTTTCAAATCTGCACATCTATACCCGGTAAAGTACCTATTGATGAAAACAAGATAAACATCTTGTGGCAAAAAAATAGTTACGACCAACCTAATATCAAACCCTTTTTTACAGATAAAAGTAATCATCGTTTATACGATTGGTATGTATTCAACTCACATTGGAACTATGAAAAGTTTCGTATGATGTATGATATACCAACCGAAAAATGTCATGTTATTAAAAATGGCGTCACTAGTTTTCCAAAAAGAAAACCGTATAAACAAGGAGATACGCTTAGGTTAGTCTTTCAACCAACACCTTGGCGTGGTTTAAATGTATTATTATTAGCAATGCAGTATTTGCAAAATGAAAATATAATATTAGATGTCTACAGTAGTTGTGAGGTATATGGTGAAGAATTTGCGCATAATAATGACTCGGATTGGAAGGCTTTATATGATCAAGCAAGAGCGTTACCTAATGTTAATTATATTGGTTATCAGCCTAATAGTTTTATTTTAAATAAAATGGAAGATTACCACATGTTTGCTTATCCTAGTATTTGGGAAGAGACCTCGTGTATCTCGGCTCTTGAAGCTATGGCTGCTGGATTATACTGTGTAACCACCAATTACGGCGCTTTGTATGAGACCTGTGCTGAATTTCCAATTTATGTGAACTACACGAATAACTATAAAAGATTAGCAGAAAACTTTGCTTATGCTATAAAAGGCGGTATGGATCATTTACACGATAAACAAATACACGAACATCTTTTACTACAACAAGATTACACAAAACGATTTTATAATTGGACAAAAAAATCTATTGAGTGGACTAGATTTTTAGAAGGAGCCTTAAATGCTAGATCCAAGTAAACCTTTATGGTTAAACAAAAAGAGAGAACTAGGTATCTATGTAGCTACACCGGTGCACTCAGATGTATCTATTCATTACACGCAAAGCCTACTAGAGTTTCAAAAAGCCTGTATGGAAAAAGGTGTGAAAGTCATGTTTGAAATGATAAAATCATCGTTAGTAACACAAGGCAGAAACTTATGTACTGCTTCTTTTTTGAACAGTGAAATGTCACACATGCTCTTCATAGATTCAGATATAGCGTTTTCCTCGGACAGCATATGGAGTATGCTTGAGGCCGACAAGGACGTCATTTCTGTGCCTTACCCTTTAAAAGATATTAAGTTCGACAGACTCATTCAGAAGATACTGCACGGCGAAGTAACCACGGCTCACGAAGCACATGTTAATTGCAATACTTATCCTTTAAGGCTAGAGGATAGTGAGGCAATAGAGGTAGAGGGTGAAGGTGTTATTGAAGTAACTCATGCACCCACTGGATGTATGCTTATCAAACGAGAAGTGTTTGATACTTTAATTGAATCTTATCCAGATATGGAGATACACCAAGAGAGCCTGATTGACGGCAAATTACAGAAAAAACCTTATCTGTATAACTTCTTCGACACCTATTATGATAAAGAAAACAAACGTTTTCTTGGTGAAGACTTTGCTTTTTGTAAGCTGTGGCGTGATATAGGTGGTAAATGCTATTGCTATATAATGGACTATATAACTCATGTAGGTGAGTTTCAATATACAGGTCGTTTGTGGGACGAAATGAAGCCTAGTAGTGTTGATAGCACTGAAGAATAAGGGTAAACTTATCTTAATAAGATTAGGAGATTATTTTAATGGCCCCAATGTTAGCAACAGCCCTTATAGCCGGTGGAACAACTTTTGCATTAGCTAAATTATCCGGTGCGTCTACTGGGGATGCTTTAAAATCATCGTTTTTAACAGGTATCGGTTCATATGCAACGGGAGCCTTAGGTGCTGGTTTAAGTAAACAGGCTTCTGACATGGTGTTGACAGAAACAATCAAAGGTCAAGGCGGTAATCTTTTAAAAGAAGGGGTAAGCGCAGCAGCATATGGGTCAGGTGCTCCGATTAATATGGGCTTGGGTGTCTACGGTAGCGCACCTTTACAAGGATCAAGCTTTCTTTCTACAGCAGCAGGCAAAGCAGGTGATTATTTGTCAAAAGCAAGTACACAATTTGGTACTGGTGTTGCTTTTGGTTCACAAAAACTTCTTGCAGATATGAATAAACCTGGACCTCAAGTAAGTACAACAGATCCTTATAATCTAACTCCAGAAGACAGAAAAAAAATATACGATAAGCAATTTGCTAATTTAAGTGGCTTACGACAAACTTATGACTATTCTAATGACACACCTACTACACCAAGTTTTATGAATACCACTCCTACTTTTGTAAATACACAAAATATGTTTACTGCAAAAGAAGGTGCTTTTGTTGAAGGTATAGCACAATATGCGACAGGTGGAGTAAACTATCTACCCAGTAAAATAGAAAGAGATGAAAATGATGTAAATAATTATGTCAGAGCATCTGGATATGTCGAAGACGGATCTGGTGTTGGTGACAAAGATGAAGATACCATGTTAGCACAACTTGCCGATGGTGAGTTTGTGTCTCGTGCAGATGCCATCCTTGGAGCGGGCATCATGGCAGGTGCAAATCCTGAGGACTTTAAAGATATGCGTAAAAAGGGAGCTGCATTTTTTTACAATCAACAAGATCAACTAAAGAGGATATACGATCTGGTAAGCGCGTAAATGCAAACAAAATTTATTAAGTTTACAAAGTTTGAAGTAGAAAAAGTTTGGCCTTTAGCAAAAGATTTAGTCCAACTGGCTTGTGAGACAAACGGAGCGTTTGATGTAGATGACATCAAAGACATGTGCAAACAAGGAGCCATGCAACTCTGGTTGGTGATTGACGAAACCGATGAAGTTCTTGCAACCGTTGTAACTGAATTAAGAAGCTACCCTAATTATAGAGTTTGTGATGCACGAATCGTGACTGGCAAACAAATGAAAAGGTGGCATCACCATGTAGAAGATTTAGAAGCATGGGCTAAAGAACAAGGTTGTAAAAAAATGGAGTTATTTGCAAGACCAGGATGGGAAAAAATTATGAAACCAAAGGGATATGTGAAAACACATGTACAAATAGAGAAAGATTTATGAGAGCAGACATAAGAAAACTTAGTATAGAAGAAAAAATAGAGTTATTCAAAGAACTTTATTCTGATATTACAAATCACGGTAAAAACGGTGATGTGCATTTAGCGCATATTAATGAGTACGAAAGAAAATTACTTATTGCTCATGGTGGCTGTGGCACGGTAAACGATGAAACAGGTTTAACACAATACTTTGGTGGTGGTGGTAGCGGTGGATCAACACCTGCTGAAACACAAACAACCTTTAGCAGAGAAGCACCTGAAATTGAAGCGCGTAAGTTAGCGTTATATGATACAGCTGCTGAAGTTACCAATAGACCGATTAACATTCCTGAATATCAAGTTGCAGGACCCTCGGCTCTTGAACAACAAGCCTATCAAACTGCGACAACAGGCACTGGTACAGGTACAGCGGCTGTTAATCAAGGAATCGCTTCCGCATTGGGTGCACAAACCAAAGCTGCTGCATTACCGAATGTTGATGCTTTTTTAAACCCTTATAACCAATTTGTTATTGATGAAATTAATAGACAATCAGCTATGCAAGCAAATCAAATAGGAGCACAAGCTGCTCAGTCAGGCGCGTTTGGTGGTGGTCGTGAAGGTGTGCAACAAGCAGAACTCATGGGTGCAACACAACGTGCTGTTGGTCAAGCTCAAGCAGGAAATTATCAACAAGCCCTACAAGCTGCTCAGGCACAACAAGCTTTAGGAGTGCAAACTGATATGAATGTAGCCTCACAATTAGGTGCTTTTGGTGCACAACAACAAGCTATGCAAGCACAAGATTTACAAACACAGATGGCTGTAGGTCAATCACAAAGAAACTTGGCACAACAAGCTTTAGCAGCACAACGTCAAACTGATATAGCACGAGCTTATGAGCCCTATCAACGTTTAGAATTCCAAAAAGGTATTATGACAGCGCTGCCAACTGCGGCGAGTCAGGTGACATCATCCACGGCCCCTGGAACTAATCCATTAGCTCAAGCAACAGGTTTAGCTACTGCAGCTGGTAAAGCTTACAGTATATTTGGTGGCACAGGTATAGGAGGCGCGTAATGGCATTACCTCTTTTAGCATTGGGTATACTTTCAAGATTAGCTCCAGTAGCACGTACTGTTTACCAAGGTATTAGAGCAAATAAAGCTGTTAGAGCGACAGGAAAAGCAATCAGTAATCCATATGTTAATACCGGATTAACAGGTTTAGGAATTTATGATGCTGTTGAAAGAATCCCTGAGATGAAAGATAAGTTTAAACAAGGAGATATTCGTGGTGGAATTTCTGATGCAAGTATACTTGCCGCAGAGAGTTTTTTTCTACCAGCTGGTGTTAGAGAAGCAGGAAAAGCGGTAAAAGGTCTTGGTAGTTTAAAAGGTAAACAAATACTAGATAATACAGCTGACAAAATAGCTAAAGTTACTAGAGAAGGCACCGGCACAAAAACAAAAGCTGCAGGGGTTACAACAGGCATACTTCAAGAGGAAATCCCAAACATAATAGATGCTGATTCAGAGCCAAATCCTGATTTAAGAGATGGAAATGTAAAAAAAGAAGATACAGGTTTTAAATTCCCTAGTATTAATATAATAAGTTCAGCAGAAGCTTCTGATGATGCGATGCTAAAAGCTGCAATTGATGCAGATAAAGATGTTAATACGCCAAAACTTGATCAACAAGTAAAACCTAATGTTGTAAATCAAGATCTTATACCCGATGTGGATATGAGCGATTTTAAAAAAGGTACTGCTGGTGATGCGGGACCAACAGGCACTGATGCTGAATCTATGAATATGGATTTAGCAAAACTTACTGATGATAAAGATGATTCTCCAGCAACGGAATATATAGCACCTGAAAATGATCGTGAAGTAGTTAAAGCTGAAGTAGATGAAGCTTTATATAGCAACAGTCTAGCTTTAGCGTCTGTAAGGGACACTATGAAAAAAATGCCCCCAAGTAATTTTCATGCTATAAAAAGTACAATCGATAAAAATTTTGATGCTACAGAAGAAAAAATAGCACAGATGAAAGAAAGACTTGATGAAACACAAATTAAAACATACGAAGAATTTAAAAATCAATTTAAAGAGATGTCAGGCTACGATGGTAATCAAAAACAATTAGATTATATTATTTTAAAAATGGGCTTAGATATGTTGTCTGGAAGATCTTATGAACAAGGGCTGTCTGGATTTTTAGATATATTAGGAAGAGCCGGAGGCACAGCTGTAGACTCAGCCATGGAAATTTTAGAAAGCGAAAAAGCATTAAATGAAGGCTTAGCATTAAAGTACATGGAATATGAGCAAGACATGGATAAATATTTATTAGCAGAAGATAAAGAAATTTTAAACGCACAAATTGGAAACTTACAAAACAAAAACACAAGCACATTAGAAGCATACAAAACAATGTATGATGCGGAATTTGCTTTAGATGAAGCATATTATAAAATGTTATTAAATAAACAAGAATCAGAAACTGGTGTTGATTTAGGTTTACTTGATAAGACTTTAAATGTTCAAGTTAGAAATGATAGTTTTTACAGAGGAGTGCAAAACTTTGTCGGTAAAAGACAAAAAGGCACTGGCATTTTATTTGTAGAGCATAAAGGTCAATTTGTTCCATTTAATAATTTATTTGGTAAAGATATTTCCTACGAAGAATTTGATATTGATAAAAATGCTAGAACAAAAGCGCAAACCAAAATAGATTACGCATATGCGGGTATTGAATTGACTCAAGATTTTGCTGCATTAAGTCAAAATCTAAAAAGTGGACCTCAAACAGCTATAGCAAAAGGTATAAGTGGTGGTGTTGGTGTTGAACTAGCTATTAAAAGCATATTGGGGGTAGATCTTACTGAAAAAGAAAAGGCAGGAAAAGGCACTTCTTACGCACAAAATTTACAAAAATTAATGAGTAACGATATTTATTATGGAGCAGATATTGAGGAACTTCTTGTTGAAAATGCTAAGCCTGAAGAAAAAGATGCTATTTTAGCGGATTATCGTAAAGCGATAAGTAAAGCCAGACAAGCAAAAGGTGGTTCATTCGTTGCTAATTTATACGCCTCAGTTTATGGAGGAGATAAAAAAGACGCAGATTATGATGAAAAAATAGCTAGAGTAAAAGATGCTCTCTCTAGATATGAAATAATTCAAGTTAAAATGAAATATATTATTGCTAACGCTAACAAAGCTGAAGATAGATTAACACAAAAAGATATTGAAGAAGCGGGTAAACTAACTGAAATTTCAAAACTTTTCGAAGATCCAACTTTAATTGAAAGAAAATATAAACAATTAGGGCTTGAATTAAATCAGAAATTTAACAATGCAATGGATGTTTTACTAGAAAACGGCACTGGTGATCAAATTGCAAAATTTGTAGCAAGATATCCAAAAGCTAGATCAATTATAAAATATAAACTTAAAATAAAAAAGTTGAAAAAACAAGAAAAAACCAATGATCCAAATATATCGTTAGATGTTCTTAAATCAATTACAGGGTTATAATATGAGCGAACAACAAGAATTAGCAAGAATACAAAAATTATTAGACAATAAAGAGTTAAACCCTAATACATTAAATCAACAACAGGTTGAGGTATTGGACTCGTATTTTAGAAGTGGCAAGCTTAAAGGCTATAATAATGTTATGGGTATCGCTCAAGAAAGAGATACAGCAAAAGAGGAAATTATTACAGCTGCTGAACAACAAAGAAACCCAAGTGGTTCATCAAATTTTGGTTATGTAATTACAGGTGATTTATTAGGAACCGCTACAGTCTATACCATGGACCGTAAAAAATTAATTGCAGCAGCAAATAACGCAAAAGAAGCAGATAATTTTAAAGTTTCTCAGTCTAAATTTGGTAGGGTTTTAAGTAACATTACTGAAAAAACTATTGGTAAAAGATTTAAACCACTCAGAAAATTATTTAAAAATACTGCCGATTTTTTTTCAACAAATGCAGACAAGGTAAGAAGGTTTACTTTTAGTCAAGCTGGTGCTACTGAAGCAAAAGCGATAGCCGTTAGTTCATTAGGAGCTGGTGGTGGTGCCGCAGTATACGAGTACGAACAGTATGCAAAAGGTTTAGCATCAAATGTTTTATATGACTTAGGTGACATATCTGATAGAGAAATTGATAAAATGAGCCCTTTAGAAAGAGGTCAGACAGCTGTATTAGCAGAAATGACCAATGCGCTAATATGGAATACAGCCGGTACTGCTTTAAGTCCAATTGTGGGTAAAATGTTAAAAGCTACAGGACGAACTGTTTTTGGGTTAAGAGGCGCAGAGACAAAAGCGGCAGCTAAAGAAGCCAATGAATTAGGTCTACCTTTAAACGCTGTTGAATTAACAGGTAATAAAAATGGTGCGTTTGCTAAATTAACAAACAGTTACCCAAAAGTCATAGGGCAAATACCTATTATAAGTTCTTCTATTGCTAAACAACGTGCCATACAAGCAACAGCTATGACAGAACAAGTTTTTAAAAATTTAACAAGAGATTTTGGGCCAATATTTCATACTCATCTTTTTGGAAAAGAAATTTATCCAACTATTAAAAAAAATCACGCTTTATTTAGAAACACTATAAATGCTAACTATGAACAATTACTTAGAAAAAGCGACATGATGGGTAACCCAGCAATAATACCAACGGATAGTGTAAGAAAAGTAGTTAAAGATATTTTAGATAAAAGAGAATCAATGAAACTTCCAGGTGTAGATAAATCTGATAGTGACG